AAAATTGCAAGTGGTGGTGGGGAAAAGGGTAAAGAAGTATTACAAGAAGGTGTAAAAGATGCACAAGAAAAAACTAAAGAAGCAATACAAAATAAAATAGAAGGGAAGGACGATAAAAAAGACGATAAAAAAGACGATAAAAAAGACAATGGTGAACAAGACAAGGGCAAAGAAGGTGCAGACAAGGGCGAAGAAGGCAAGGAAGGTGCAGAAGGTGCAGAAGGCGAGGAAGGTGCAGAAGGTGCAGAAGGCGAGGAAGGTGCTGAAGCTGAAAAAGATATTTCTGAACTATCTTCCAGTGAAAGAAGAAATTTGGCGTTAGGTGAGATTGATAAACTTGAAAAACATCAAAAAAAAAGTGCTAGTTATCCGGATAAATTACAAATAATTCCAACTGATGCACATATGACAAAAAAATTATCAGATAAATTTGAATTACACTTAAAAGATTTAGAAAAAAAAATTGACGACGCTAATGAAAAAATTAAAAAACAAGCAGAATATGTTGAAGCAGAACAAGAAGACTTAAATAAAAAAAGGGAAATACTTGAACATTATGAAATTGATGTTAAAAAAGAAAGTGAAGAAAAGTCATTTACTTTTATTATTAACTTATGGGATACATTTTGTTCTATGATTGTACTTGCAGGCACTTTTATTAAAAATGGATTACTAATTTTGATTGGGATTATTCGTGCGGCAAAACCTTTTATTCATTATATTTTAGCTTTAATAGCATTATTAGTTGTTATAGGTATTATACTTGCTATATTTTTTGGAAAAAAGAAAAAAAGAACAGAAGAAGATGAAGACGTTGAAACAACAGAATCTAGTAGAGACTATGGCAAATCAGGAACAGCTGAAAAATGGAGTTGGGAAAAATTTATAAAAAATCCTATTGTATATTCATTGTATTACAGCGCAGGTAATTTAAATAATCAATTAGATATTCAAAGTAAGGTTAGAAGATTACAATTATTAAATCCTTTAAATACGATTACTAGAAATTTAGGTATAATAGATATAGAAAAATTTAAATCAGAACGCCCTATTAATATAATATCTGAAACTGATACTACACGTATACAACGCGAGGATAATATAAGCTATATTAATTCTAGTTTAATAAATGAAGATATTATAAATAATAATGATTTAACAAGTGATATTAAAAAATCCATATATATATTGAAACCATCTGATATTAAATGGGAATTTCCAGAATCAGAATATATTGATATTGCAAAAATGCCAGAATCAATTAAAAAATATAAAGATTTAAATAAACCTAATAGCATGTCTTTAAGTGAAACTCGTAATGTAATAATTCCATGGGAAAGAGGACAGGATTCGTGGAGTATTACATGTGACAATATGAAATTTGAAAATAATCAAGAAGCAAATATATATAAAGATTCAACTGTTGTTGGGGAACAGCGTTTATGTCAACCTAAAGATGTTTCAAAAGAAAGATATGAAATTCAAAGTGTTACTTAAATAACATTAAATATATTTAATTATATTAAATAGAGTTATGATTCAAAATGATATAAACTATGTTTCTTCAACACAATACAAAAATAAAGTAGTTGCAGATCAACCAGATTCTGGACTTACTAATTCACAAAAATGTATTGTTTCGATGGCAATTGATTATAATTTAGCAGATTCAGAAGGAAATTTTGATGATACTATATTATCAAAAAATGAACAACAAAATATACTAAATAATGAATATAACTTTTGTGATGGTAATTTATATTATAATTGTGCTTTAAAAAATAATAATATTTGGTTAAAAAATAATGACACATGCTCTATATCTACTACACTTGCAAGTTTACCTAAATCATTCGAAAAAGAAGAAGGTACTAATAATATTATAAAACCTCAACCTATTAAGTTTGTAAAAAACTTGGAATATGATGATGGTTCGTCTGATGTAAAAATTTGTCAAGAAAGATGGTATGATTGGTTTACGATACATGATTATCATAATGGTAATAAGTATTCTATGGATATATCAGCAGGAGAATTAGATAAACTATTATGTTTAAAACCTTGTAATTTTGGAGAAATTATTATTGATGATGGCTCTAATTTTTTTAAAAAGGAAAATAAATGTATTAATAGAGATTTAATAGATAATGGTCGATTAAAAAATACAATGTTATATACACCATATGCAATAATATTTTTATTTGGATTAACTAAACAAGACATAATTGAAATTAATAAACACGAATCTAATGATATTAATAATAATATAGTATCAAAAACAAATGCCAATTCTGATATAAAATATGAGATTGATAAAAAATTATTTACAGAAATATATGAAAATGAAGCAACAGTTAATAATATTGCAAATAAAATTATTGCAGATATGCAAATTTCAATTAAAAATCTTGTAACAGAACCAATATCGCATTTAAACATTATACCACCATATGATAATTTAAATAAACTTAACATAAAACCAACTGAATATTATAAAAAAGAGGTTTTTGTAACAAAAGCATATGAAATTGCAAATAATTTAAATGATTATTTAAGAAATAGTGAATTAAAACAAGATTTTTATTTATGGAAAAAACGTTTATCTGAAGTAAATAGTTTTGATATCAATTCGTGGGAATTTAATAAAATATTATTGTTATTACAATCAGCATGTGCACTATGTTTTGGATATCAAAATCCTAAAGATAAATTATATAATAAACAAGTACAATATAATAACTATGTATTTAAAAATTTAATAAATTCAAATAAAGATAAATCATTTAGTCGTATTAATTTTCCTGAAATAACTAATGCACAAGTATTAAAATCTATTGATACCAATAATCCTTTTAACAACATGGACGACGAAATTTTATCCAAAATTAGTATGTCAAAAGTTAAAGATTGGCAATCAACACATCAAGATGATTTAACAGAAACTGAAGACCCTGAAAAAACAGATATTACACTTTGTGATGTTAATTTTAAAAATGAGGAAGGTATACCTATATTAAATATTGACCAATGTAATATTGATATTATGTGCGAGCATATTGATATATTTATGATGGATAATTGCGTTACATCTTTTATAATTAATATGTCAAATGCTATTTTTGTACTAATGGTTATAATTTTTTACGTTTTTATGTCATATTTGTTAATTATGAGTATATGGCCTAGTTTTTCAAATGTAATTAATTATATAATATATGGTTTTATATGGATATGCTCTATGTTTTTTGGAGTATTTAACTATATAAATTATAAAAAAAATGATGCAAAAGGTATTTTATTAAATATACATAAAATGGCATTAACTGGCGAGTATTTAACTGATAACTTTTTACAGTCGCTTGCAAAAATTAATCAAGAAAATCAAGTTGTATTTTTATTATTAATTGGATTAATGAGTGTATTTATTGGCATAATCTTAATTAAAAATATGGCGGATATACCCATTATTTTCACATCTGATGGTAAGATTTCTTCAACTACATCAGCAGAAAAAAGGATTATGGAATTTATATTTGCATGTTAAAAATAAATGATTAAATTATTTTATTTTATATAATTAATGTCAAGTTATATTTATCCAAATAATAATTTCGAAGCAGGAATAGATGAATCTAATAGAGGAGGTTTACTTGGTAATGTTGTTGCTGCATGCGTTGTTTTAAAAGTTCCTGAAACAAAAGAAGAATTAAAAATTTATAAAGAAATTAAAGACTCTAAAAAACTTTCGAAAAAAAAAAGAAAAGAACTTGCTATCTATATTAAAGAAAATGCACTAACATACGGTATTGGTACTGCTTCAAATGAAGAAATTGATGATATTAATATATTAAATGCTACAATGAAAGCAATGTTAAGAGCTACTGATATTGCTTATAAAAAATATAAATTTAATAAAATATATGTAGACGGACCATACTATAATACATATATACCTCCGGGTGAAAATTCTGATTTTATACCACACGAATGTATAAATAAAGGCGATTCTATTTATACTTCAATCGCTGCCGCGTCTATTTTAGCTAAAGAACAACATAATGAAAATATTCATAATCTAGTTAGTGAAAATAGTGAATTAGAAAAATATGATTTATTAAATAATCATGGATACGGTACAAAAAAACATCTAGAAGCAATACAAATGTATGGAATTACAAAATGGCATAGAAAATCATATAAAACTTGTAAATAAAAAATGATTTATTATTATAATATAAGAATTAAATATGATTAATCGTTATAGAAATTATTCAACTAATGTTAATAATTTACTTAATAAAATGAAAAATTATAAGTTTTATTGTGATTATACTAAATATCCGTGTCATTGTGTACAATATGGAGAGCCATGTAAATTATTTAATAATAAAGAAGCACATATAAATTTTAGTAAACATATTTTGTATATTAATAACAAGAAAAAAAAAGAAAAGGAAAGCGATACCGTATACAAAAAACAAATGGATAATTGGCTATTTTAAATATACTTTATACTTTATTTTTTATTATATCCTAGTATAAATAGAAATAATGAAGAATTTTAAATTATTACTAATAAAAAAATATTCAAAGGATTTTGATATATTAATGAAAAAAGCTATGGAAACCAGTAAATGCACTAGAGAAGAATGTAAAGAATTAAATGAAATATTTGAAAAAAAAAGAATGAAATATTTTGATGATATAATGGCTAATGTAAAAGAACAACAAAAAACAAAACATTTTTTAAATTATGATAAAAATAGATCCGAATTAGTAACAAAATTTCAAAAAAATGATATAACTGTAGAGTACAGAAAATTGTTATTAGCTAACAAAAAAGTTCCTACAGAATTAAAAACAAAATATGACAAAATACATAAAGAATATTTAAAAGATATGCAAAAATTATTGAAAAATTATCAAAATAATAATGAATTTAAAATATTTCAAAAAAAAACTAAACAAATAACAAAAGAGTTTAATAACTCTAAAGAAGCAAACAATCTACAAAAATGTTCTTTTGAAAAATGCACTACTATACATAAAGAAGGTGTCAAATTAGTTAAAACTTTTGCAGAAAAGCTTTGCAAAGAAAATGAAAAAAAATTTTGTAAAGTTTATAATATGTTAAAAAAAATAAATATTGATACTTTAACATATAAACAAAACAAAATGGTAATAGATTTACTTAAAAATTAATTTGCTACGAACTCATAAAATCTATATAATTGTTATAACAAATAATACATAATTTATCATAATATTTATATTGACAATCATCTACTATATAATTATTTTGACAGCATAAACATTTTTTTTTATCAACTATATCTAATCTTTCTAGTTTATTAATAATACTGTCCATAGTATATTATATAATAATAATATAATTAATTCATTTTTTATTATTTATTACACTTTATTTTGATATTTAGTTCTTTCACTATATGTTTTTAAATTTTTTAAACTATTTGTTATTATTCTATCATACATTTTATAAGTAATTTCATCTAATAAAGGTAATGTTTGATAGTTTAAATACCATATTACTTCAGTACTATCATTTGTTTTGTTTTTAAAATAGATATTGCCTTTATTTGATTTTACTAGAGGCATAATATATTCTTTATATTCTATTTTTTTTGGAAAATCTGTATTTACAATTATTTGGTTTACATTTTTTTTACTTCTAATTGAGTTTTTGCCATGTAAATCACCTTCTGATACTATATTAAATTTACTACTATACCATTCTTTATTTAACCAATCGTAATAAACATTTCTTGATGTGTTGTCAATTTTAATTTTCCATTTATCTGTTTTATTAACAAAATTTATAATATTAAAAGCATATGATTCTACAAATAAATTAATAGATAATAAAATAAATAAAAAAGTTTTAGTCATTAAATAATAATATTAAATTTTATTTATATCATTTTATATAATATTATATCTAGACTAATCTATCTATATTATTCACAAGTAAATTCTGTTTAATTTTAACATAATAATCATGCGATGTTCTTGCGACTGCCGATTCAATACTATCGGGTAATCTATAATATAACATATAAATAGATAATAACAATGCTATCATATTAATAACAATTAAATATATATTAGTTTTTAAATCTATTGTTTTTAAGTAAATATATAATAAATAATTTGATAACAACAATAATATTGATGATATAAAAAGTCTTGGGCCTCTTTTTAACCAATATTCCCTGACTTTAGAGTGATCTAATCCAAAATCTTTTTTATTAATTATTCTTAAATTAATAATATAATTTGAAAAATTATATATAAGTTGATAATCATATATATCTAATATATTTGAATTATTTATTAAATAATTATTAATTAATTTTAACAATTCATTTAAATCTAAATTCACTTCTTTTTCAATATCATTTAATAATTCGTTATTATTAAGTTTATCTATTAGTTTAATTTGTATATTATTATTTTTTTTTATTGCTATTTTTTTTATTTTTTTTAAATATTTTATTATATATTTTTTATTATATACATTAATATAATAATATGTATATCTATTCGCTCTATTAAAAGCCCATCTTTTAAATGGTTTTGTTATAAATCTAAACATTGTTGACAATTTAAATAAAAATAATTCATTTTTTTATTTATCAAATAATGTTAATATAACAAGTTTACTATAAATAATAATAACAATATACAAAAGCATTTTTATATTATATTAATATTAGAAGAAAAAATGTCAAATATTGAAAGTCTAATATTAACAAAACAAGGTATATTTGAAAGTATAAATCGTACTACATTTACTATAACTGGTATTGTAATTGCACTACTTGCAAGTACACAAACACAAATATATAATACAAATAATTTTAAATTTATAATAAGAATAATTGCACTTGCTATACTATTAATAAATATTCTATATACTTATAATAATATTAGCGATTTCAATAATTATATTTTAAAACATAAAAACATATATGATATAACTAATTTGTCATTAAAAGTAACATATATGTATATGCTACTATCATTATTAATAATGATATTATTTATTAATATATATTTAATAATTACTTTATAAATTTTGTTACTATGATATTAATAGTAGAAATTAATCCAAATAATATAAAACTAAAATGAATATCAAAAGGAAAATTTTTACTATTAGATATAGTCCAAGAATAAATTATTCCTGAAAGTAAAGGTCCAAATATACTACCTAGTGCAGCCATTGATTGCGAAAATCCATTTACACGTCCTAGATATTTTTTTTCAGTTGAATTATTTATTAATAAATTAACTAATATAATTGACATCGTTGCCGTACAACCTTTTATAATAAAAAATATAGATGAAAATATATATAATATTATATTATGTAAATGTTTCATATCAGTTAATAATGATAATAGTATTAGGGTAAATGGATTTACATATTGCGTTGCTAAAAAAAGTTGCGATGTTCCATACTTATTTTTTAATTTTGGTATAACAATAACAGAATATAACATTAAAAATATAGCAGAAACCATAAAAATCAATGCTATTGCATTTGCATTAAATCCAAGTCCTTTATTTCTTTTTGAAGTCGCTAATAATAATGGAAATAAATTATCACTTCCCATTAATGAAAATCTTACATTAAAATAAAGAAAAGATGTTATTATTACATTTTTATTAAAAATTTCTTTAAATTTTATAGATTCATTATCATTCGTTTCTTGTTTTTCCTTATAAACCTCATCTATATTAAAATAACCTATAATAAATCCTATAAACGGTAGTAATGATATAACTAGTGATGGTAATAAATAAGGATATTTTCCAAATATATGATTTTCATCAATATTACTCCAATATTTACTTGGAGTTTCTAATAATCCACCAATTGCAGGCGAAAATATAGCACCAATACACATACCAACAGGATACATCGCAAATGCTTGGGCCTCATTAGATTTATCTGTAATTAAATATAAATATGTTTTTGTAACACCAAGATTACCACTAAACAAACCTTGTAATAATCTAATTATTATTGCCCATATTATATTATTACTAAAACCAAATGCTATAGTACATATAAATGACGAAATTAATCCAGTTAATAATACAGGTTTAATTCCTATTTTTTCAGATATTAGCCCCCCAAATGTAATTTGATATAAATTGTCCAAACATAAATGATGATAATATAAGACCCGAATATCTTCCAACATCTTGTTCATTTATACCAAAACTTTGTATCATAAATGGTAAAAATGGTGAAACATACATTAAACTTGACATCTCAGATATTAAAATTATTAAAATAACAGCAATTTTTTTTTTAGGCAAAGGTGTAATAGTATTTTCTTCTTCAAAATTTAATATGATATCATTGCTACTCATATTAATATACAATAAGGTTTAATATTTATATATTTAAAAAAAAAGTACATATCTATAAAAATATAAAATATTAAAAAATAATTTTAAAAATTTAAAAAATATTTCGATATGTACTTTTTTATATAAAAGAAAAAATTTATTTGTTATTAAATAATGGATAATTATTTATGGATTGTAATAACCGGTGGAATCTTTTCTTTTATAGCTTCTATGGGTATTGGTGCAAACGATGTTGCTAATTCTTTTGCAACATCGATAGGCGCTAAGTCTTTAACAATAAAACAAGCTGTTATTTTAGCATGTATATTTGAAACTTCGGGTGCTATTTTAATGGGTTCGCATGTTTCTGAAACAATTAGAAAAGGCATAGCAGATTATGAATGTTTTCAAGAAGACCCATATACTTTAATGTATGGTAGTATGTGGGTGTGTTTTTCCGTAGCAGTATGGTTATTTACCGCTTCTTATTTAGAAATGCCTGTATCTACAACACATTCTTGTATTGGAGGTATGATTGGTATGACTATCGCTATAAAGGGACCAAATTGTGTTATATGGTATAAATCACAAGAAAATTTTCCATTTATTGGTGGTGTATTAGGAATGGTTATGTCATGGTTTATATCGCCTTTGTTATCGGGTATGATATCATCATCAACATTTATATTAACAAGAAATTTAATATTAAGAAAAAAATATGAAGATAAACATATTTATTACGGATTTCCCTTTTTAGTTGGAATTACAATATTGCTTAATACCTTTTTTATTGTTTATAAAGGCGCTAAAGGTATTGGATTACATAAAACTCCATTAGAAATTGTATTAGGTGTTTCATTCGGCATGGGATTATTATCGTCTATTATCACAATACCATTTTTACCAAAATTATATAATTATATTAATGATAAGTTTAGCAGTGATAAGATAAATGAAATTGATATAAAAGAACATAAAATAGAAGGGAAAAAAATAATTTCAATAACATATAATGTTGATAATACAAAAACTATTATATATAATGATAATACATGTATTCTTACAACACTAAATGATATAATTATATCTGATAATAATACTAATACTAAAGATAATGAAGATAGTATTGTAAATGTTATTCATAATAATGCAGAAAAATTTGATTTAAAGACAGAAGAGTTTTTTAAATATTTACAAATATTTTCTGCAGCATGTGCTTCTTTTAGTCACGGTGCAAATGATGTTGCTAATGCAATAGGTCCATTTGTAGCAATATTAACTATTTATATTGAAAATGATGTAAGAAAAGATAGTGTTATGGATAATAATGCCTATTGGATATTAAGTTTGGGAGGTATTGGAATATCACTAGGGTTAATATTATATGGTTATAAAATTATTGAAGCAATAGGTATTAAATTATGTAAAATTACACCATCTAGAGGTGCTATTATTGAATTAAGTGCAGCACTAGTTACAATATTAGGAAGTAGATTTAAAATCCCATTATCAACTACACATTGTCAAATTGGTGCGACATGTGGTGTTGGATTATTAGAATCATCGTGGAAAAATAATATATCAGGAATAAATAAAAAAATAATATATAAATCATTATTTGGTTGGATTATAACATGTATATTTGTTGGTTTTATAACAGGAATATTAACAGCACAAGGAGTATATTCTCCAAGTTTGTAAAATATATAAAGAAAATTCTATTATAAAATGATAATAATCGATAAATTATTTTTATATTTTAATAATATTTATATTAAAAAATGTAGAAAAAAAAATATTTATTATATTATGAATTATTCTTAATTCTATTTGCATCAAATAATGTTCCACTGCTAAATGTTCTTTGTGGTACATATTTTTGATATGCCAAAACTACATTATAATCATCATTATTATTATCTCTAACATAATCTATGCTTTTAATTCTTTTTCTATATAATGATTTTGATGTATATTTTGTCATTGGACCAGAATCATGAGATTTATTACTTATTGTTTCAGTATTTGTACTTTTATTACTTTTATTACTTTTATTACTTTTATCACTTTTATTACTTTTATCACTTTTATTACTTTTATTACTTTTATTACTTATAACTGAATTTGCTTTTCTTGATGAATTTGATGGACATTTTTTTTCATATAATGTCTTATCGGATTCATTATCAGAATTTTGCTCTCTTAAATTTTCTATATCATCAGATGTTATTTTTTTTTGTTTTTTTACTATTTTTGCTTTAATATAGTTAAATATTTTAATTATACTATAATCTGATTCATCATTATAATTTGTTGTTGTTAATCTAATTTCATCTAAATTTTTTTGTATTGATTTATCCATTATATTAATATATTAGAAAATTTTATTATAACAATACAAATGTATTTAATACAAATGTTAAAATACCAAATATACTTACATAATTGATAGAATATGAATTATAATGAATAAACAATAAATTTCCAATTATTCCACCGATAGTTCCAAATGAAGATACAAATCCCAATATTATACCTATATTCTTATTATCTAAATGTGGTATAATTCCAATAATTGTTCCTTGTAGTAAATTATTAGAAAAACTCCAACATATTAATATAATTAATATATTATATATATCTTCATTTTTTTCATAAATATTATTAATATAATATGTAAAAATTAAACCAAATAATGATGATGTAAATATAAATATTAATATTATTTTTATTTTACCTATTATTTTATATATTTCATAATTTTTATCACATAAATAACCGCCTAATGGTCTTGCAAATAAGTTAATAGATGAATATGCAAATAATAACAATATTGTATCATTTAAATTAATATTTTTATTTGTATTTAAAAATATTTGTAAATTTGTAATTAATGTTATTTCTAGACCAAAACAATATAAATATGTTATTGCAATACTTATAATTTTTATATTTTTGAATATACTAATACATTTTTTTTTGAATAGGAAATATCTGAAATTATATCTTCAATATTTATGTAATTATCTAGACTATATACCGTATGTGAATTATCACTATATATAGAATTATCTAAGTTTGTATTTTCGTTTGTATTTTCGTTTGTATATTGGTCGTATAATTTTTTTAATTGTCTAAAATTACCATATGGAGAATCATCAGACATATAATATATGGGATAAATTAATAATAAATATATAATATATGGCCAATATATATAATAATTTTGTAATTTAATATTTGAATTAGAAATAATTAAATAATTTATTATTAATGATAAACCCATTCCAAAATTCCCAATACCACCAATTATACCGGTACTTAAACCTAAAATATTTTTATCAAACATAATTATAACCCATAGTTCTGATAATACAAATCCTGCAGATGAAATACCTGATAATATTTTTAATATAACTGAATCAAAATATATGTTGAAAATATTAAAAATTACCGATAATACAATTACAATACAATATGATTCTCTTATACCTATTATATCTGCAATATAACCAAATATTAATCTGGAAAAAGTCGCACCAATATACATATATATTATTTCATACCTAACTTGTAATATTTTATCATTAATATTGTCATCATTATAATAGTTAATTTTAATGTTATTATTAATAATAGTTTGATATTTAACACAAAAAGTTATTAATAATAATATTATAGATAAATATAATGCTCTTGAATGAGGTCTTTTTAATGATAATATAGGTATAATATTATTTGTTGTTTCTTCATATATATAATTTTTTGAATTCCTCCATTTAAATAATGAAACACATCTACCATTATTAACATTATAACAAGGATGTTCCCACGATTCTAAAGTCCAAATCATAATAATACATAATATTAATTTAGTTAAATTTTTAAATAATTATTATTTAACTTTTAATTTTCTTGAATCTAATCCCCAATGTAATAAGGTTTGTCTTAATCTAGGATAAATTTTTGCATCATTTTTACCAACTTCATTTATTTTTCTTTGTAATTGATTTCTAAATCTTCCTTTTGGTCCTGCAGATTTTTTCCATCTGTTTATTTGTCTTAAATCATCATCAGTTCGTCTCCCACTATAAAAATTACAATACCATTCAATCCAACCATATGGGTCATATTGTTCTCTAATCCAATTTTTACCTATCCAAAACTCATATGATGTACCAACTTCAACTTTATAAAAATTAATATTTTTATCATATTCTTTTTTTGTTAATTTTTCCTTTGGTATGTTATTAAGAAATTTAAATTTTTTATGATGATTTTTATATGTTTTTTTTGTTTTTGGTGATTTTATTTCTCTAAAATAAGATCCGCCCATTATTCCTAATGAAAACATTTCTTTTGGTGTTATATTTGGTTTAAAATCTGGATAATCCTTAAAATATATTTTCATTCTATTATTAATTTATTTAAAAAGTTTTTCTACAGTTTCTAAACTTCCTTCAATCCACGCTTGTCTAGAACTATATATTTCACCTATAATATAAATTTTTTTGGGTTTAAATGTTTTTTCTATTTGTTTTTTAATTTTTCTTGAATTTTTACCTACTTTCCAAAAATGTGCACCACAACACCAATAATGTTTTGTAATCCATTCTGGTTCGGTTATATTTTCATTTGGAAATATTTCTTTTAAATATTTAACTAAATTTGTTTTAATTTGTTTTGTAGTTAAAACATTCCAAAAATTTGCAATATAATCATCTGTATAACTAATTTGTATTAATCCCGTTTTATTGTCAATTGGTATTATAAATTGTAATTTATTATCTGTTAAAGTTTTTTTAATATCTTTTATCCATTTATTTTTCGTTACATCATATTTTGCATATATTCTTAATAAATTACCAACAGATACAGAGTCTAATAATTCTTTATGATTATTAAAATAAGGAATTGTCATATAACCTTTTTTGCATATAGCAAGATATAATTCAGTATATTTATAATCTATTTTATTTGTTTTTATAGTTTTATTAGTATCATCTATATCCAATAAATCACAATTTAATACAATTTTAACATTATGCTGTTTTAAAAATTCATAAAGTTTTTCATAAATAATACTTAATCCACCAATTAATATAAAAAAACTATTATCTTCAACATCAAAATCTTTTTTTAATGTATAAATTGCATCATATGCATTTAATTTATATATTTCGTTAACATAACCTAAAGACCTGTCTAATACTTTTACTTCATTTGTACTTAAAAATGTAGAAACATAATTATGAAAATTCATTTTAGTTAAATCTAAATCTGATTTATAATCAATAACATATTTCCATAATTTACTAATAGAACTAAATTTAGAATCGTAATATTCTAATAACTGTTTCTCGTTTAATAATTTATTATCAACAAAATAATTTTTATCACCTGTTATATGATATATTTTATCAGTTAAATTAAATTCTTTTATTAATTTCATTACTAATTTTTGTTTTTTTCCTAATCTTCCCGCACCTACATCGTATTTATATCCTTTATTTTGATAAGTATAAATACGCCCACCAACTCTATTTGATTTTTCAATTATAAGTATATCATCCGGATTAACATTTTTATATTTAATTAATTTGTATGCAAGATATAAACCTGTAACACCTGCTCCAACTATTATTTTTGTCATATTCTAAATAAAAAATGATAATTTAAAAATTAGTATTTTTGCTAACTTATGAAATTAGAACTAATTGAACAATTACCAGATGATGTTATATATTTAATTTATTCTAAAATTGTTTATAAATTACCTAATGAATTATTAACTGATATTCGAAATTTCAAAAAATCTAAAGATAGATTAAAAGAAATTCATATTAATGATATTATTTGTACACTATGTTATCTTGACTATGTTATGGTTAAAGTGCCTAAAATAATTAAAACAGAAAAATATTCTATGCAATATAATAATAACAAACATATGATGTTAAATTTATGCTTAGCAAAACATGAAGTTAATATACGCAATAAAATAGTTTATGACATTTTAAATGATAAAATTGCAAGTGTTTCGCTATATTAATTTAAAAAAATGATTTCTTTTTAATTATATATAATAAAATGCTTGTTGATAGTATTCATTTGTTGCCAGATGATATTATAGATAAAATATATTCAAAAGTTTTATATACACAACCTAAAAATTTACTTAATGAAATTATTAAATATGGTGAAAATAGAGAAAACATTTATTATTTAAATAAATTAGACGATGATATGTTATACGAATGTTTGAACGATTTTTTAGTAATTTCGTTATTATTTGAAGAAAATAAAACACCATATTCTTGTGACCCCGAACAATTAAGTGATACTTCAACAATTAAATTAGAAAAAATTTTAAATAATATTACTTATGGCGAAGAATTTGATATATCAATAGCATTTAAAATTATACAAAATATCATTATGAATACTGATATATATTATACAAATAATGTATTAGAACCATATATTAGTATTATTAAAAATGACGAAATGATGTCATTGGGATACTTAACTTATAATGGTGTTTAATTAAAAAATGATATAAATTTTAAATTTTATATATAAAATATCATAAAATTATTAAATCAAACAACTTATTTAAAAATAGAAACAGAAATTTTAGTAATTTTACAAAAGTTTTAGATAATATTGATATATGTATTTACAAAATTTCTTTATTTTTTTCTATTATAATAAATAGAAAATGGAACTTTTATTTGATATATTAGTTATTTTACTTGTAATAAATGGTTTATTTTGGTCGCTAGAAACACATTCTGAACATTGTAGTTTTGCAAGATATTTTAAGATTAAAAAATGCCCCTCACATGCCGTTCATATTACAATAGGTGTGGTTAGTTTATTAATTGCAATTGTAATTAAACAACGTTCTTATTTTAAAAAATTTATATAAGATTATCATGATATAATTTAATATTAAATGAAAAAAATTTATATTATTTTGTCTTATTTATCACTAGTTAATGCATTTAGTAATTTAGTTAGTTTAAATAATATTACACCTAAAAAAAACTTTTGTTTAAACATGCAAAATAATGTAAATCTAAAAAATTTTGATAAAATAGATACAGATAAGTCTGGATTATTAGATGAAAAGGAACTTAAAAAATATTACGGAAATACAGATTTACTAAAACTAGGAGATTTAAATAATGATAAAAAACTTGATTACGCGGAATTTGAAAGAATTGTAAATATTGCTAAATTTGGATTGGAAAATGGTGGCAACTTATATGTTAGAAATGCTATTAAATTTGGATTTTTAAAAAAAGATTCTATTTTAGCAGATGGAGAAGCTTCTATTATAGTAGGCAATAAAGGATTTGACCCTTTAAATTGTGCAAGTGATATTGAAACTTTAAAAATGTATAGAGAATCTGAAATTAAACATGGTAGATTAGCAATGTTGGCTAGTATTGGTTGGCCTATTTCAGAGCTTTTTCATCCTTATCTATCCGAGATTACACACCGTACAAATCTATTATCTAGTAATAACAAAGTTCCTTCTATTCTTAATGGAGGCCTTGAAAAAATTAACCCTGTTTTTTTCATGGCAATAATTATATTTACGACTACTATTGAGTCTGTTGAATTATATAGATCGGATAAAAATTATATTCCAGGAGATTTAGATTTTGACCCACTAAATTTTTATAAAAATAAAACTCCATTTACTAAAAGAAATCTTGAATTAAAGGAACTAAATAATGGTAGATTAGCAATGTTAGCAATTACTTATTTTGCTTTTTACGAATATTTTACAAATAATCCAATTATAAAAAATACTGTATTACAGTAATTTATTTATTATACATATATATTTTTTTTTGTATTGTTGAATTTGATATATTAGCAGGCAATTCCATTACCAATTTTTTTATAAAACTAATTAATACATTATTAAAATCATTTTTTGAATATGAAAATACAAAATCGCATATAGATTCATGTTCTGCTTCAAATTCATTAACAAATAATTTTGCATTAATTTGATACCAAGATTTTAATAATTCATAATGAATTATAATTAAATTATTTAAAGTATAAGTTTTAATTAAGTCAAGTGATTTTTTAACATTGCCAAAATGCTCTATTTCTCTAATTAATTTTTTTGGGGGCAAGCAAATATATTTTGCACATTCTAAAAGGATATCTGTAGGCAATTTATCTATGTAATTTAAATTTGACATTTATAAATAATTGTTGTATAATTATTATTCATTTTTTTCAAAATAATTAAAAAAATGATAAAATTCTTTATTTTTTTTAGTTTAAATAATGTGCAGTATTGATATTGAAGATATTAATAAACAACATAAAAAGAAAACTTTTGGCGAAAATATTTGGCAAAATTTATTAACTAATTTTAAATCTCAATATGAAACCTTTGAAACTAAAAAAGATGTCATTATGTTTCAAAAAAATATGCAACGAAAATATAAAATAAGTTTATCTAATTGTGATTTAGTTAAATTATATGAAGAATTAGATATTAATAACACTAAAATTAAAAATTTAATTATCAAAAAAAAACAAAAATCAGATTCAGGTGTATTAGTTATTACCGTTTTAACTTCCGCACACCCTGAATATATTGATGAAGATGGTAATAGACAAATAGGTAAATTTTCATGTAAACATGATTGTGCTTATTGTCCAAACGAAAAAGCACATGAAGGTAATAATTGGACTGACCAACCTCGCAGTTACTTATTTTCTGAACCAGCTGTTTTAAGAGCAAACGATAATGATTTCGACCCAATTAAACAAATGAATGCAAGACTTAGTACTTTAAAGGAAATGGGTCATGCTTTAGATAAATTAGAAATTATTGTTTTAGGAGGAACATGGAGTGAATATCCCGAACAATATAGAGATGATTTTATTACTAAATTATATTATAGTGCAAATATATTTAATAATATTTATAAAAGAGATATTTTGTCTTTAGAAGAAGAAATTGAAATTAATGAAAATGAAAGTAATATTCATATTATTGGATTAACATTAGAAACAAGACCAGATACAATTAATTTAGATGAAATTAAAAAATTTAGAAAATATAATTGCACTAGAATTCAATTAGGGGTACAACATACTGACAATAGTGTTCTAAAAAAAATTAATAGAGGTCATAATATAGAATGTGTATATGACGCTATTAAATTATTAAAAGACAATTGTTATAAAGTTGATATTCATTTAATGCCAAATTTACCAGGGTCTAGTTATGAAATGGATGTTAAAATGCTAGAAGATTCTTTATATGACCCAAGAATACAAGTAGATCAATATAAAATTTATCCAACTGCAATTGTTCCTTGGACAAAAATTAAAAAATGGTATGAAGAAGGTTCATATGTACCTTATAATGATTTGAAATTATATGAATTAATTAAAAATTTTAAACAAAAAGTACAAAAATGGAAAAGACTTAACAGAATTATTAGAGATATTCCAAGCACTTATATATCTGGTGGTTATGACCACAAATATGTTAATATGCGACAATTATTGCAAAATGATATGAAAAAAAATAATTGGTCATGTCAATGTATTAGATGCAGGGAAGTGGGTAATAATATAATAAATGATGATGATATTAAACTTATGGTACAAGAATATGATGCTTCAGATGGTAAAGAATATTTTATATCATATGAAACTGATAAATATTTAATTGGATTTATTAGATTACGATTAAGTAAAAATAATGAAAATAGATTAGATATTCTTAAAGATATGGCACTAATCAGAGAATTGCATGTATATTCAAATTTAAATAATGTAGGAAATAATATCAATGAATCAATGCAACATAAAGGATATGGAAAAAAACTTGTATTTGAAGCTGAAAAAATAGCATTAGAAAATGGATATACAAAAATGGCAATTATTAGTGGTACAGGTGTAAGAAATTATTATAAAAAATTAGGATATGAATTACATGAAACTTATATGATTAAACAGTTATATAATAATAGAAAATGTATTATTCAGTAAATTTAGTATTTGGATATTTTTCATAAAACCCTTCTTTTTCTAAAAACTCTAATTTTTCAAATGTGCAGTTTAAATTTTTTTGTTCTGAAATTTTAATACAGCATTCATTAATTTTTTTTAAAATATCTTTTAATTCATTTGATAATTCTTTCATTACTTAAATTTTATATGATATTATATAATAAATTAATCATTTTTTATGAAAGTATATAGAGATATAATTGATGATGATTATTTATTAGTTGTTAAACAATATAATCATAATAAAGATAATATAAGGTATAAATTTTTAAATGAAATTAAAAAATATGAAAATCATTTAAAATATTTAAATTATATTTTTAGAATAAAAAAAAAACTACAAGATTATGAAATATTAATTTATAATTACTGTATTAGAAAACATATAGAAATATATAATAAATGGAATAAAATATTAAATAAGTCTTCTTAATCTATTATTAAATTCTTTTGTTTTTTCTTCTAATTGTTGTATAGAATCATTACTACTATATGTAAATTGAGGCGGCAATGCTAATAATTTATAATTATTCGGCATATTACCTTCTACAAGTTGATTTGAATTCCAATAAGGATAACTGTTAACTTTTAATAAAGACCCGTTTTCCATTCCTTTTTGAATTAATAAAACTGTTTCATCAGATGTGTCTTCGAATAAAATATCATCTCTAGAAATTATTGGCGCATTGTGTAAATATACCAGTCTTCCGTTATAAGTAATACTATTAGTATTTCTTATATCAAAATCAATTGACCCAATATTTATTTGTACATAAAGTTCATATGTAGGATAAGGATAACCTTTATGACCTGTGCTATCATTATATTTTGCTTTTAAGAAATAATTTTTTTTTGTATTTATATTTATACATAATGTTGGTTTTTTTGTAAAAAATTTTATTTTTTTAAATACTTCTTCTTTTTGCTGTCGTGTTAAAGGTTCTCTTCCCAATGCTAAATGTAGTGGTTCTATACCTTTATTATTACAATCTAATATATAATTATATAATGGTATTGTATCATAACAATGTGTAACTATTTTTCCATCTGGTAATTTTGTTTTGATTTTTGATAAGTATTTAATTTTTTTAAAATGCAAATCTCCAAAAGTTTCCTGTGTTATAGGATCATTATCATTTAAATCACAACCTACATACTTTTGTCTTGGAGATTTTCCAGAAGGACTTAGTGATTTCGCATATTTTTTCAATTTAGGATTATCTGCTTCAAGTGCTAATTTAAGTTTTAAATCTGATTTTGAATATTTTGTTTTACTACCTCCAGTATTTGTGAACCAATGGTCCATAAATTCTTGATTTGCTATTTCTCTTTGTCTTGCCATTTCAATTCTCTCTTTTTCTTCTATTTCTTTTTGTCTTCTTTTTTCAAATTCATTTCTTTTGTATGTTCTACTATATGGCCCCTTTTCAAATTTTGATAATAATTCTTTATTTTTCTTTGATTTAAATTTAGTTAATGATTTAGCAGACACTTTTAAAGGTGAATAACTTAATCTTAATGAATTTTTATCATTTATTACGCTTTTAGCTCGTGATAATTTTACTGAAAAATAAGGTGATAGTTTTTTATCTAAATATTTATCATTATATTCTTTTAACTTTTTGTCATAACTGTTTAATTCCTTTTTAAATTCTTTTTCTTTTTTTAAATATTCTTTTAATTCTTGTTCTTTAGCTGAATTTTTCCCCTTAATATGTGATGTCATTTTATATCTTTGTAAATCTTGACTAATAATTGGCGCTCTAGGCATTTTAGGTGGTTCGGGTAAATTATTGTAAGGGTCTATGACAGGTTCATATAATATATTCTTATTTTCTTGTGATTCTTTATGAAGATACTCAATATCAAAAATTGAAGAAACAAAAAACACTTTGATATTTTTTATTTCTGATGCACCAATTTGTTTAGTAATATTTAAGTAATAAAAATTTTTTTCATAGTCTAGAAAAGACATTCTATTCATATGATATAAATGTTCTGCAAATATTACAAACTTAACTCTTTCCCATAATATTTTTAAAAATGTTTTAATATCTATTTTCTCACTATTATCACTATTATACATTGACCCTAACATTAAATTTAATATGGTTTTTAATCTATATTTATTATATTTTATACTATTATCTATAAATTCTATTTTCTTTTTATTATTTAATTCTAATCTTGATATTTTATTATCATACAAAAAATAATCATGAAATATTGTTGAATTTAATGTTTGTATAGACACTAAATAATAACAAATCTCATATATATATTCTGTAAATAATTTTAAAAGAGGTGGAACTTGATATGGCCATTCATCTTGTGAAACAGTCGTTCTTTTGACTTTAAAATTTATACCTTTATCTTCTTCACTTGTAAATGTTAACATACTATCAATAACTTCTTGACAATCCATATCAACCGCTTTAACTAATTTAATTTGATTTTGAATAGTTTCATATAAAAATTCTTGATTATCTATATATATTTCTTTTATATCATAATCTTTAAAATGTTTTTTATTTTTTTTTAGATAAAAATGCATAAATAAATGGTCATAAACTGTATAACCTTTCTTGTCTAATATTTTTTCACTATTATATATATTGTTTTTTTGTTTTTCTAAAAAATCTATCCATTTATCTTCTACATTATCATCACCATAAAGACCTTTTAAATTTTCAATATAATCTATTTCTTTAGAAACATAGATATGATTAGTTGGGAGTTGTTTTCTTATATTTTCAAATATTTCAGGATTCATAATATCAGTTTGTGTTAAACCTTTTGTTAAGTGTATTATAAATTTTTCATATAATTGATAATATTTGCTTTTTGGAACTATTGAAGTTTTAACTTCGCTACCATTATATGGATCGGTTGTAGGATTTTCTTTCCATTTTTTTATAGCATCTTCGATTTTTAGACTTTGAGAAGTAGAGGCTCGCGGAGAATTAGATTGCATCATTATCGATTTTGATATTCTAGTAAAGGTTGTTGATGGTATATTATCAAATAATTCAAGTTCTTCGATATCTGTAAACTTATCTTTATTATTTAAAAACCATTGTAATATTAAATTATAAACTCCATATTCGCTTGTCGTGTTAATTTGTATTTTTGATGTAGTTAATAGATTATCTATTTTGTTAGTATGAATACCATTATATTGAGTTGCAATATCAGTAAGCCATTCAATTATTCTAGGTTTATTTTTATCATATAGTTTATTTAAATCTTTGAATAAATCTTTTTGTTTTTTTAAATCTGTTTTACTCATTATATCTATAAATTAAATATATAAAAATATTATAACACTATTATAATATAAATGAAAATACAATTTATTATTTTATTTATTTATTTAACATCATGTAACGCATTTAGTAATAATTTAGTAAAATTAAAAATGAATAGTAATAATATATTAACTAATATGTCACCTATTCACAATAATAAATTACAACATTATTACAAATTATCACGACCGAATAGTTTGATATATGAATTCGCCTTACCAATTACAGGCAGTTATTTAAGTACAAAAAATTTAGCAATACTATATAATCCTAATGTAATTTTAGTTGGATTATTAAGTGCTATAATAGCATGTAATTGTATGATTATTAATGACTATTATGATTATATATTAGGAACTGATAAATTGAAAAAAGACAAAATTTTAAACAAAAAATTGCTTGTGCCACATGAAGTTCTTCATACATCAACATATATTACATTACTATCATACTATTTAATTACTTTAGTCGCAAATAATATGGCAAGATTTGTATTATCAAATTCAGTTATTTTAGGTTATTTATATACACCAATTTTCAAAAATATTCCTTTTGTTAAAAACTTTGTAGTTTCTTTTATAATATCACAATCAATTATTGTTGGATGTTTGGTTGCTAATGGGGATTTTAAACTAATTATACCTTGCTTAACATACTTATTTAATTTAATTATGTGGCAAGAAATAATACTTGATATTAATGACCGGGAAGGTGATAAAAATAACAATATAATGACAATACCTGTTAAATATGGTTATGAAAAGGCAAATAAAATTGCTTTATGTTTTTTGCTTTTAGGAACAATTTTACCATATGGTTTTTCATTACAATTTATTTTGTTACAAATGCCTTTAATTTTAATGAATATTCGTACTATACAAAAAAATAAAATTTTAAATAAAATAGCACTAAAAATAGCCAATTTTATTATGTTATTATCAGGTTTATATATGTGTGTAAAATAATTACCATTTTTTTTATTTTTTCTAGTATTTTTTTCAAAAATAATTACCAAAAAAGTTTAATTTTTTTAGTAATTTGCAAACTAAAAAAGGCCCTTTTCACGATAAAAAATCAAGTTTTTTGCAGTAACATTATATATTAAACTGCTAAAAAAATTATAGCAAAAAAAAAACGAAAAAAAAAATCGATTTTTTTTGAAAAAAAATTTCCAAAAAAAAATTTTTCGACGAGCAAATGAGCAAAATTATTTTTTCTGGTAACATTTAAGTAAATAATATTATATTTAGATTATTATGTCAGTAAACCATATTTTTGCTCATTTTTTATAACGATTTTTTCTTTATTTTTTTGTAAAAATTTAACATTTTTTATATTTTACACATGAATACAATAAATATAAAAATTATTTTCAAAATTACAAAAAGTGGTGAAAATGTACATCCAAATGGAAAAAATGTACATCCAAATGGAAAAAATGTACATCCAAATTGAAAAAATGTACCCTTTAACCCAATTATTTAATTTTTTTGGTAATTTTTTTAATTTTTGCGCAAAAATTATTTATTTAAAAAATGATTTTCTTAATTAATTATCAGAATTATAATGGATATAATTGGACATCGTGGAATTGTATCTTTTTCACCAGAAAATAGTTTAGTTACATTAGATTTTGTTAAATCTTTAAAATTAAAATGGGTTGAAACAGATGTAATATTAACAAAAGATAATATACCAGTTATATTTCATGATAAAAAATTAGATAGAGTAACGAATTTTAGCGGGGAGGTTAAAAATTATAATTATAAAGAATTAAAAAGTGTTGATATTGGTTACAAATATAGTTTAAACTTTTTAGGAGAAAAGATACCATTATTAACTGAATTTATTGCAAAATGTAAAAAACTATCTATAAATATATTTTTAGAACTTAAAAACTATTATAATAATGAATATAATTTTGTTAAAAATGTAATGGAAATTATAAAAGATTGTGATGATATTACAATTATTCCATGTTCTTATTCAAGAAAAGTTATTACACTTATTAATAAATTATATCCAAACATAAAAAAATCTTTAATAGTTGATGATATTCCAGATGATTGGTATGATTTTATAAAAACTAATAATTGTTATAGTATTAATGTTGCTTATGATAGATTTAATAATAATAACTTATTAGATATCCAAGAATGTGTTTCTAAAATACCCACATATTGTTTTACTATTAATAATTATGAAGATTACAAAGACCTAGAACATATTGGTGTTAAAGGTATAATAACTGATAAAGCAGAGTATTTTTCAAAATATTAAAACCAAAAAAAATATATTTTATAGTATTTATTTTTTAAATAATTACCAAAAAATTTAAACTTTTTTGGTAATTTGCAAACTAAAAAAGGCCCTTTTCACGATAAAAAATCAAGTTTTTTGCAGTAACATTATATATTAAACTGCTAAAAAAATTATAGCAAAAAAAAACGAAAAAAAAAAATCGATTTTTTTTGGAAAAAAATTCTCGTAGAAAATTTTCAAGTGAGCAAATGAGCAAAAATAAAAAATTATGGTAATGTTTTTTCTATTTAAGGTTTTTTTTATATCATTAATATAGTAATGACTGAAAAATGCTCAGAATTTTCATATAAATGTAACTTTTGTTTTTATCAAACAAATAAAAGATATAACTTAATTAGACATCAGAATGCAAAGCATATGGATAAAATTCATGAAAATAACAGAAATTTTGAAATGTGTGCAAATGTCACCCCTAACGAACTAAATGTCACCCCAAATGAACTAAATGTCACCCCAAATGAACTAAATGTCACCCCAAATGAACTAAATGTCACCTTAAACAAAAAAAATGTAAATTCCGGGTTTAATTGTAAAAAATGTAATAAAACTTACAAAACAAAAAAATTTTTATTAATACACGAATCAAAATGTGTAGGTGTTGATGATTTAACATGTCCTAGATGCATGATTAGTTTTGCAACAAGACAAGGTAAGTCAAGGCATATTATTAATAATAAATGTAAACCAAGAAGTATTATTCATGCTAGAAAACCTAATAATAATATAATTGAAACACAAAATATAAATACATTAAATAATATTCAAAATCAAACAAATAATTACATTACAAATAATAATAATATATATATAAATAATTATGGAAATGAAAGACAAGATTATTTAACTTATGATAAAATGTTGGAAATTTTTAAACGGGTATATGATATACCTAGATTATTAACAGAAGAAATACATTTTAATAAACAATTTCCAGAAAACAATAATATTCAATATAAAAACGATACAAATGCATTAATTAAAAAAGATGATGAATTTATTTTAAAAGATTTAAATATACTTGCTGAAGAATTAGTTAAAGAAAAAACGGTTCAAATGCAAAAATTTGCAGAAGAAAATAAAACAAATATTTGTACAAATATAGAAACACAGAAATATCAAGATATTGTAGATTTATTACTACATTTTATATTATTAAAAGAACCTCAAGAACATTATAAAAAACAAATAAAAAATATAAGAGATCTTATAAAAAATAATTAAAAACAATTAATTATATATAATAATGATACCAAAAAAAAATTGCAATATATTTAAATTTACTAGTTTATGGATGTTAATACCTATTTATTATTCATATAATACTGTTTATTACTTATTTAGTTATAATTTGATATTGAATTTGATATGTTCTTTAGTGCATTGGAATTATTATAAATATAATAGTTTATATCATAATTTAGATAGAATATTATCAATAAATACATTATTAATTGTTAATTTAAATACAACAAAAAATATTATATATTTATTAACATTTCTAGTTGTTATTTTTAATTATAAAGGAAAACAAAGTATGTTAAAAAATAATTATTTCGAACAATTAGTAAATCATTTAATATTTAGATATATAGCATTTTGGGAATGTTATTTATATATAAATCAATTTAATTATTACTATTTTAAACTATATTCTATATTATATATATT